TGGTAGAATGTATCCTATGAGCGTCCTGAGAAAGGAAGTTTAAAGATATAATGAAAACCACATTCAATCAGGTAGAGCATTAGGAGAGCTGGGTCATCCAGAAGGTCCTACTGTCAATCTTGACAGAGTATCCCATAAGATTGTTTCACTTAAAGAAAGTGGAGCTAACTTTATTGGAAAGGCTAAAATCCTTTCTACACCAATGGGAAATATCGCCAAGTCCTTAATTGGTGAGGGAGTTAAACTGGGTGTATCTTCAAGAGGCATTGGTTCTCTTAAGGCAACCAGAGAAGGTGTAAATGTTGTCGGTGATGACTTTATGCTTTCAACTGCTGCTGATATTGTAGCAGATCCTTCAGCTCCAGATGCTTTCGTAGAAGGTATTATGGAAGGTAAGGATTGGGTGTGGGATGGTGGTATCCTCAGAGAGAGGGCAGCCGCTAAAACATACAAGCAAATTAACACTCTAATTGATCAAAAACAATTAGATGAGCAGAAATTAAATGTTTTCAATAACTTTCTAAGTTCATTGTAAAGTTTTAATATTCTAAATAAGTATAGATTTTAATAGGAAAAATCGGAGAGTCCAACAATGTCCCGTGGAGACTTACAAGAAATGGAGCAATCTAAAACTGCTGTGAATGCTAACGCTGCCGCTGGTGATCAAGCCATCGAAAAGCTACCTGGTAATAACTGGGAGGATCTTGGAGGTCCTTCACCTGAGAATTATAGTCCAACTGATAATTCCGCTAAACTTAAGGAACCAAAAATTAAGACTGTAAAGGATGTAGTTAACAGAGGAGCTAAAGCCGCTGAGCCTATGCAGAAGCTAAACCAAGGCGATGAGGTAGAAGTAGAAGATCAACAGGAGATTGTTTCTGAAGATGAGGCTACTACTGAAGAAGTAGTTGCTGAACAAGAAACCCCTGAAGTTGAGTATGACATGGATGAAGATGTCAACGCACTTCTAGGTGGTGAAGATCTTTCCGAAGAGTTTAAGGCTAAAGCAAAGACAATCTTTGAAGCCGCTCTTAATTCCAAAATCAAAGAAATTCAAGAATCTCTTGAGGCTCAGTACTCAGAGAAACTTGAAGAAGCTAGGTCAGAGGTTAAAACATCTTTGACTGAGCGAGTTGATTCTTATCTTGAGTATGTTTCTCAAGAATGGATGACAGAGAATCAACTAGCCATTGAGCATGGACTGAAAACTGAAATGACTGAATCCTTCCTTGAAGGAATGAAAGGTCTATTTGAAGAGCATTATGTACAAATCCCTGAAGAGAAATATGATGTCCTTGAGACTATGGTAGAAAAACTTGATGACATGGAGACGAAACTCAACGAGCAGATTGAGAAGAATATTGGCCTCAACAGAAGACTCGCTGAGTCTGAAGCTGATGGTATTCTAGCTCAAGTTTCTGAAGGCTTAGCAGCCACTCAGAAAGAGAAGCTTGCAACACTTTCTGAAAGTGTAGAGTTTGAAAGTGAAGAAGAATATCGTGACAAGTTGGAAGTATTGAAGGAGTCTTACTTCTCAAGAACACCAACCTCTAAGTCCACCAGTCCTGAAACCCTTTCCGAGGGTGTAGATTCCACTCCTGAGCCTTCTGCTCCTGGAATGGACGCTTATCTCAGAACATTAGGTGCATTTAGAAAATAACCAACTGAATTTAACATTAATTCAAACACAAACACTTTAGATAGGTAAACAAGCAATGTTCCAATCCGAACATCTGCAGGAAAAGTGGGCCCCCCTTCTAGACTATGAAGGTCTTGATCCAATCAAAGACTCTCATCGTAGAAGCGTTACCGCTGTCCTGTTAGAAAACCAAGAAAAATTCCTTAAAGAGGAGCAAGCATTTAACTCAGGTATCAACCTGATGGAAGCTCCTCCTACCAACTCTGCTAACGCCGCTGGCGCTGGTGGTGGTTTTGGTGGTAATGCAGACCCAGCCGGCCCTGTTGCTGGTTTCTACCCTGTTCTAATCTCACTGATTAGACGCGCAATGCCTAACCTAGTCGCTTATGACTTGGCTGGTGTTCAACCAATGAGTGGTCCTACTGGACTCATCTTCGCAATGCGTTCCAGATATGAAACTCAGTCTGGTTCTGAAGCTCTATATAATGAAGCAGATACCGCATTCTCTGGACAACCAGCATTCAACCTGGATCCAGCTGGTACAGCTGCTACAGCAGGTATGGCTGACGCACTGGTTGGTTTAGGTACTACCGCTCAAAGTGGTACTAACCCTTCAGTTCTTAATCCTACTGGAACTGCCTCAACTTCTACTGGCGCTTATAACGTTGGTGAAGGTATGGTTACTGGAGACTCGGAGAACTTAGGTTCTGGCGATGGTGTCCAGTTCGGTCAGATGGCCTTCAGTATTGAGAAGGTAACTGTTACAGCTAAGTCGAGAGCACTGAAAGCTGAGTATAGTTTAGAACTAGCTCAAGACCTCAAGGCTATTCATGGCTTGAACGCTGAAGCAGAACTGGCTAACATCCTCTCTACTGAAATCCTCGCTGAGATCAACAGAGAAGTTATTAGAACAATCTACAAGGTTGCTGAGCAAGGAGCTGTTTCAAACACAGCTACAGCTGGACAATTCGACCTTGACATTGACTCCAATGGTAGATGGTCTGTTGAGAAGTTCAAAGGACTTCTATTCCAGATTGAAAGAGACGCAAACGCAATCGCACAAAGAACACGTCGCGGAAAAGGGAACATGGTTCTCTGTTCAGCTGATGTTGCTTCTGCTCTTACGATGGCTGGCATCCTGGATTACACCCCTGCACTCAATAGCAACCTGAATGTTGATGACACTGGCAATACATTTGCTGGTACAATCAATGGTAAGTTCAAGGTTTATATTGACCCATATGCAGCTAACCTAGCTTCTGCTAACTCTCAGACTAACTCTGGTAATCAGTATTATGTCTGTGGTTATAAAGGTTCTTCACCTTATGACGCAGGTCTATTCTATTGTCCATATGTGCCTTTGCAAATGGTACGCGCTGTTGGGGAGAACACCTTCCAGCCGAAAATTGGCTTCAAGACCAGATATGGTTTGGTTGCTAACCCATTCGCTGAAGGTACTACCCAAGGTCTTGGCAGACTTAGAATCAACTCTAACCGCTACTACAGACGTGTTGGGGTCAAGAACCTCATGTGATTTAATGGTACAAACCATATCACTTTTTGTTACAGGGGACTCATTGAGTCCCTTTTTTATGCTATGATATTATTGGAGAGTAGTTCTATTTTATGAAAGCAATTGAGTTGGACAAGACAGATGTGTTTCATTGTCCTGCATCATTTGGGACTTTATCACAGGAACAAGTAAATAAGTTATTTACTGATGGTAGAAGAGCATCTGGATTTCTTGAAATTCAGTTAGAAGAATGGTATGATGGATTAGAATTTAAAGATGGTAAAGGGTATGATCATATAAACAAAAATATTCCAGGTCAATTGTATGATGCTAAATGTTTTACTAAAGGTGGTGCTAAGTTTTGTCCTAGTGTAATGTTAGGTGCAGGTAGATCAGTTGATGAACAGAAATTATGGGAACATGCAATGAATATGATTTATATCTTTACTGATGTTGTATCATTTCCAGAAGTAAGAGTAAGATTTGTTAAAGGATCTGATCTTACACAATATAATAACGGATCAATTCCATTTGGAGATAGAGATGTTTTATTTGGGTGATTGTTTAGAAGGAATGAAAGAATTGGATGACAGGTCTATTGATGCTGTCGTTACTTCTCCACCTTACAATCTGAATATTAAATATAGCAAGTATAAAGATAAGAAACCAAGAGAACAGTATCTTAAATGGTTAGAGGATATATTTGTTGAGTGTAAACGTGTTCTTAAAGATGATGGACATTTGTTTGTTAACATGGGTTACTCTAATGTAGACCCTTGGATTGGTATGGAAGTTGGTTTAGTAATTAGAAATAATTGGTTATTACAGAATCATATCAATTGGGTTAAATCTATACATGTAAATGATAAGACCAGTGGACACTTTAAACCAATTAACAGTAAAAGATATTTGTGTCCTACATGGGAACATCTATTTCATTTTACTAAAGATGGTAACGTAAATGTTGATAGGTTATCGGTAGGAGTTCCATACGAATATTATGAAGCAAATATTCGTGGTAAAAATACAATAAAAACTAAACCTAATTTAAGAGATAAGGGTAATTGTTGGTTCATACCATACGAAACAGTGAATAGTAAAGATTTAAGAGGTAAGCATCCTGCCACTTTTCCAGTTAGATTAGTAGAGGATTGTCTTAAACTGACAGGAACTACAGGAACAGTTCTTGATCCTTTCATGGGAACTGGTACAACAGCAGTAGCAGCAGTTAATTTGGGATGGGAGTATATTGGATATGATATTGATGAGGATTATGTTAAGTTTAGTGAAAACCGTATAGGAGAAAACTTGACAAGGTTTATAAAATGAATAAGTTTGGGGGGGGTTTAACCACCCCTCTTTTTTATGGAGATTTAGGAGAACAAAACTCAATTACTTTCTGTGCTATTAAGTTAGGAGTAACTGCTCTTGCTGCGGCATATGCTTCCAATTCCATCATTATGTGCTCAGGTTCATATTCCATTCTAATATATTCTTCAACAATATCATTTACTTCTGATTTATTCATTCCCGATTTTTTAATAAAATTTGCTAAAGCTTCATCTTTAAAAAGTTTAGAGGTATAACCATCAC